TAGGTGACTTTACTACCAATGATGGACGTATGGTAACAGACGTTCTGGTAGAAGAAGGTCATGCAGTAGCATACTTTGGTGGCTCAAAAGATGAAATACAGGCAAAACATCTTGTTAATAGAGAAAAACTATTACGAGAAGGCAAAGTTAAGTTATGAGAGCAAATGAAATTTTAGAAGCACATCCTAACAGCAAAGTCTATGACAAATGCTGGAAAGGTTATAAAAAAGTTCCAGGCAAAAAACGTGGTGAACCAGGTAGTTGCGTTAAAGAAGAAAACTTAGATAATTGTAAACACGGCAAGTACTACTGCTCTACAGACAAAAAATGGAAGTGTCGCCAAGGTCCTAAACAGACACGCGGTTAAAATGTTTCAACGAGTTAATGTTCCACTAGTACAAAACCCCCTTTGTACACAAGCAGTGGAGCAACTCACCAATAAAGATTTCCAATATTACGATAAAGATGGCTTTGAGTTAACTCAAGCAGAACAACGCTATTATGAAGAAGAAGGCCATCCTTTAGATCAACCAATACTTAATCACAGACTATGGCAAGAACAATGGCTAACTTTAGATCATCCTAGACTTTTGTTAGACCACGCAATGATTTTACATCGTGCTAGTTTTGCTGACCAAGCACGTGAACAACTATTAGAACTACAAAAAACTATTCCACAAGCAGACTTACTGCTACGCACACGTCAACAATGGGGTTGGGACTTTGACATAGACTATGTTAGAGACAACGGTGAAGTTATCGAAGTATTACACGTTGAATGCGACTTTAACGACTTTAATGAGTTTAGAGATAAACTATATGCGTTTGAAGATAAAGTAAATCGTTTAGACTTTGAAGACTCAGCAAGGCGTATATGGCGCGAAAGAGGCCAATGGCAACACTTAAAAGGTTTCTCCCAAAACGACTGGAAGGCAGAGTATTTATTAGGTTGGAAAAAATCAGAGTACACAGAAAAAGCCATATAAGTAATACAAACACTTTTAAGGAAATATCATGAAGTTTGACACAGTAAAATTTAAACTCTATAACGAATTTATTCAGACACAGTGCGTGACTGAACCCGAAAATGAATTCAATAAAATAACAACTGAAGAAGTTTATAATCTTATGATTAAGCCTCTTAAACTTAAAAAGACAGCCACAATATTAGATGTAGGTTGCTCAGCAGGTTATTTTTTAGATGTAGCAAAAAAAGAAAAATATAAAAATGTTACAGGTATTACATCATTTAAGGATGAAGTTGCTATTTGTAAAGATAAAGGACACGAAGTACGTTACGAACATACTAGTTTTTTAACAGACAAAGATGAAACTGTTGACTTTATTTACTGTAGACGTGGTTTAGAAAAATCACCATATCCTTATATTACATTGTTAGAGTTTAATAGAGTGTTAAAACAAAAAGGCAAACTTTACATTGAAACAGCACAACCACACAATGTAAGAAACTACGAAGCACATCCAAACAACTATTCTGTAATGACAGATCGTATGCTAATGAATTTATTAGTTAGAGCAGGCTTTGATATTGAAGTGTCAAACAACTTAGAATCAAATGCAATAGATAAAGCAACAGAAGAAAAGTTTGTAGAAAAAGCATACGGCATAGTAGCAGTTAAAAAACGTCCAATTGACGTTAAATAATACTATGGATATAGAACAACTTAAACATCTTGCAGGGGTTAACTCAACTTCTACCGTAGGAGAAAATATGAGTCACACTGCTTCTGAAAAATCTGAATATATGAAAAAGCACAACATTCAGCCAGGTTCATCAGAATGGTTTAAGTTATGGTTTGCACAACCTCATCTAACCGGCGAAAATCCTATGCCAAGGAAGTAGTATGCTAGAGCATGACTACGCAGAGTACGCTAACCAAACACATCAGTGGATTGGATCTGACTCAGAAGAAAGATTTTTAAAACATTGTAAAGACAAAGAAAAATGGCAATACTTTGAAACACATGGTTATTTAAATAAAAATGTTATTCAATATCAATTTAACGAGTATGGCTTTCGTTGTGCTCCGTGGGATAATATACAAGAACACAGTATTGCCTTAGGATGCAGTCATACGCAAGGTGTTGGAATAGCAAGTCGTGACACTTGGTCAACTCAACTATCAAAATTATTAAACAAATCAATATTAAATCTTGGTATTGGTGGTGCTAGTTTAGATACCTGTTTGCGTGTATTAATGTTTGCTGTTGAAAAATTAAGAATTAACACAGTTTACTTACTAGAACCAGAAGCACAACGACTTGAGTTTGCAATTAATAATCAATGGCAAGTACTAACAGTTAATTATAACCATGATGTTTTTAAAAATTGGGTAGTTGAACAAAAGAATGTTGAAATGAATCAGTTAAAAAATAGACTAGCAATTCAGCAAGTGTGTGATAAGAACGGACTACAATTAAAAACTGTAATGTTAGATAATATTAAAAAATTAGACAACATCGATTGGGCAAGAGACTTTGCACACAATGGTCCTGAATGGAATAAAAGCGTGGCTTGGGCCTTTGCAGACTTATAAGTAATAGTATGGCAAAATCATTAGACGGCGTATTAATTAAGAAAGCACATAGAAAAACAGAGTTCACCTCTGAACAGTTACAAGAATTTAAAAAATGTGCTGACCCAAAAACAGGTCCAGAATACTTTATGAGTAATTTCTTTAGTATTCAACACCCTGTGCATGGCAACATGAAATACATTCCTTACGATTATCAAAAGCGTTTAATACATACCTATCACGATAATAGATTTAGTATATCAATGATGCCTAGGCAAACAGGTAAATCAACAAGTGCCGCGGGTTACTTGTTATGGTTTGCTATGTTTGTTCCAGACTCGACGGTGCTAGTGGCCGCACACAAATACGCAGGTGCTCAAGAAATTATGCAACGTATTCGTTATGCTTATGAAGGCTGTCCAGATCATATACGTGCAGGTGCTGTTAGTTATAACAAAGGCTCAATAGAATTTGACAATGGATCACGTATAGTAGCACAAACAACCACTGAAAACACTGGTCGAGGTATGTCAATATCGTTACTGTACTGTGACGAGTTTGCGTTTGTGAGACCTACTATTGCCCGAGAGTTTTGGACTTCAATATCTCCCACACTAACCACTGGTGGTAAAGCAATTATTACATCAACACCTAACTCAGATGAGGATCAGTTTGCACTGTTATGGAAACAAGCAAACAAAACAGAAGATGAGCATGGTAACCCAACCGACTTAGGTGTTAATGGATTCCGTGCATACCGTTCTTATTGGAACGAACATCCTGACAGAGATGAAGAATGGGCTAAAGAAGAACGTGCTAAACTAGGTGACGAACGTTTCCGTCGTGAAATGGATTGTGAATTTATTATCAACGATGAAACACTGATAGCACCTACTAAATTAATTGACTTACAAGGTATTGATCCTATTAATCAAATGGGACAAGTACGTTGGTACAGTAAACCTGAAAAGGGTGATATCTATGTAGTATCCTGGGACCCAAGTCTAGGAACAGGTGGTGACTACTCTGCTATGCAGGTTATTAATGCTACAACAACAGAACAAGTAGCAGAATGGAAACACAATAGAACAACTATACCTGAACAGGTGCGTGTGTTTGTTGACATTATTAGACACTTAAACGAAACATTAGAAGACCAAAACTCAATATACTACTCAGTAGAAAACAACACTTTAGGTGAAGCGGCCTTGATCAGTTTAGCAGAGTTTGGCGAAGAAAACATTCCAGGTATATTCTTAAGTGAAACCAAAGCTATGGGTAACGCTAGACGTTATCGTAAAGGATTTAATACTACTAACAAGTCAAAAATATCTGCCTGTGCTAAACTTAAAAACTTAGTTGAGTCAGGTAAACTAAAAATTAAATCAAGACCTTTAGTTAGTGAACTTAAAAACTTTGTAGCACACGGTACAAGTTATGCGGCCAAACCTGGTGAACACGATGACTTAGTTATGGCAGTAGTATTAGGCATACGCATGATGCAACAACTGCAAGAGTATCATAAGAACATAGGTGACAACCTACGTGATCATAATGACGATGTTATTGAACCTTTACCATTTATTATGATCTAAGATAAATACACTTATGATATCATTAGAAGACACAAGACAGAAACTATTTGACCTACTCGTTGCTAAGAGTTTTGAAATAACAACTCGTGATGCAAAGGGCAAGGAAACTCAAGATCCTACACAAGCAGACCTATTCTCATTTGGCTATAAAGTTGGTGAAGCAAACTACGGAACAGTAGTGGTTACTATTAACCCTAAAGGCGAATTAGAAGTTTACTATGGTGATG